CACGACGGCACGATTGGCACGGTGCAGCTGGCGAACTCGTGGTTTGAGGCGGTGATTCAGCCCGTTGAGACGGCACACTTTGGCTGCACGCTCATTCGCTCGTCAGCACTTAAGCGGACAGCAACGCCGTGGTTCCTTGGCACGCCCCGGCCGGATGGGCACTGGGGTGACGCACCTGCCGGCGAAGTGACGCGAACCGACCCAGACATTCACTTCTGGCGGCAGTTCAAGGCCGCTGGCAACACGCTGGGCATCGCCCCTCAGGTGGCGATTGGCCACGCGGAGTTGAAATTTACGTGGCCGGGAAGAGACCTCAAACCCGTCTACCAATCGCCTAGCGACTACTGGAACAAGGGAGGCCGCAGGCCGCCTGAGGCGTGGGGCAGCATTGAGCACGGAGAAATGAACGCATGAGAGATGACCAAGCCCGTATCCGGTTCGTGCGGCCCTACCAAGCGTACAGGCGCGGTGACGTAATCGTGATGGACAAGGGCCCTGCCAAGAGCCTTGTGCTGCATGGATACGCCGTCAATCACGTTGAGGAACAGCCGCTGCTCGAGGTGGCGACCGTTGAGCACCGCGACGTGGAAACCGCAGACGCACCGCGCAGGAGAAAGCGCCGATGAGATACCGCAGCCTCATACGCTACGAGCAAGGCTCTGAGCCGGTGACGCTGGCTGAGGCGAAGCTGCACCTGCGCATCGACAACTCTGACGATGATGATTTGATTTCCGCCCTGATCACGACGGCCCGCAAGTGGGCAGAGGACTACTGCGATAGGACGTTCGTGGTGTCGAAATACACGATGCTGCTGGACTCGTTTTACGGGGACATTGGCTCGCCAGTGCAGTTTGGGCTGAAGGCGGACGGCAACAACACTGACGGCCGCCAGGGCGTAGTGCCGCAGTTGGACGTTGAGCTACCACGGCCCCCGGCATCGCCCACATACTTAGACCCAGATTCTGGGACTGTGTCCGCTCCTGTGGTGATCAAGTACAAGCCCACCGCAGGCTCGTCACTCACCACGCTGTCATCGTCGCTCTATCGGGCCGACTACGACTCGACGCCTGCCGTTGCTCGCCCGCTCTACGGCGGAACGTGGCCATCGCACCTTGTGGATCAGAACGCAGTTGAAGTGACTTGGTGGGCGGGGCCGACAACGTACTGGACCGACAGCACCGCCACGACGCGATACGGCACGCTCAATATGGCCGCCGTGAAGTCTTCCATCAAGATGGTTGTTTCGCATCTGTGGAGCAACCGCGATGCGTCCACGGAAACGGCATTGTCTGAGGTGCCGTTTGGCGTCAAGGCGATGCTCGACACCCTACGATGGGGTAGCTACCGATGACGCTTCGCGCCGGTGACATGTGGACACGCGTGACGATTCAGCAGGCCGCGACCACTAAGAATGAGGTGGGCGAGCCAACGCTGACGTGGAGCACGTTTGCCACCCGCTGGGCGTCTGTCGATTCGCTATCTGCCCGCGAGACTGAGCGTTTTGCTGAGACGGTGGGCTTTATGACGCACCGGGTGAAGATCCGTTACCTAGACGGACTCACGAGTGCCATGCGGATTGTGTACCGCAACCGCACGCTAGAGATTGGGCAAGTGCTGGAGCGGGACAGGCTGTGGCATCAGGAAATCATCTGCACGGAGAAGCGTGACGCATGAGCCTGCCCGAAGCACCAGAAGCGTTCCTGTACGCCCGCCTGACGAGCCAGACGGCTGTATCGTCGCTCATTGGCTCGCGGGTGTACCCTCTGATTGCCCCGCAGGGAACGCCGCTGCCGCTCGTCGTGTATCAACGCACCGCCGTTGAGCGTCCGCAGTCGCTCGCCGGCAACGTCGGAAATCCCGTGGTGACGCTGCAGCTGACCACCTACGGGACTTCGTACACGTCGGTGAAGTCGATTGCTCGAGCGGTACGCCTGGCGGTGGACGGGTGGACGGGCACGACGGCAGGGGTGACGATCCAGCGGAGCACGCTGCAGACTGAATCCGATGGCGTGGACTTGCCTGCCGATGACCAGATGCTGCCGTACTACTCAGTGGTTCAGTCGTTTCAGTTTCGCATCAACGAGGCTACGTGATGGCCCGCCAAGTCACGTTTAAGATCAACACGACGCAGAAAGACGCCCGCTGGCTTAAAGAGAAAGCGTTGGCTGACGCCTTTCAGGTTGAGCCGTCTGAGGTGGTGGAGGCTGTAGAGCACGCACTGCAGCCTGCCCTGTGGGCTCTTCGCAAGAACGTCTCAGAGGTGAAGGCTCGCACCGGCCGGCTGCGTTCATCGCCTGGGACTGTAGTGCGGAAATATGGAGGCAAATCTCGGCTTACGGTTGTGGGGCTTGTTGGCTACAAGTCAGGCGTGGCCCCGCACAGCCCGTACTTAGAACTTGGCACGCCCCCCCGTGCAGGCCGTGGGAAAGTTGTGGCCCGCCGGTTTGCGTGGCTGGCCTACTACCAGAACAAGGCGGCCATGAAGGCAACACTTCAAGCCAACCTTGAAGCCGTCATGCAGAATGCCATTGACGGCGTCGAGTAACTGCAAGGGGTGCCCCGTGGTCGCCTAGTTTTGGGGTAGGGCTTTGCCGCCCAAAACTCACTAGGAGAAGGCCACGATGGCGACTGATTCGCAGGGTTCTACGTTTGTGTTTGCGGGCACCACGTACACCGCCACCAGCGTAACCGTCACGCCTGGCGGCGATCTTCTTGATCAGTCGCACCTCGGGCAGGCCAGCGGTGCCAATCGCATCTATCAGGCTCCCGCCCTCAAGGACAACGAAATCTCTGTTGAGGCGTTTGGCACGGCCATCGTGGCAATCGGCCAAAGCGGCTCGCTCTCGTTTGCGTCGGTGACGTACACGGCCACCGTGTCGAGCTCAAGCGTGGCCTACAGCGTGGGCGAACTCGTCAAGCAGTCGCTTTCGTTTAAGGTCGCGTAACGACGGGAGGCCGTCGTGGCGAATGTCGCTCAGGGCACGACTGTCACCTGGAGAAGCACTGCGCTCTCTGAGGTGGTTTCCATTTCCGTTGATGGCGTGTCTTCGGACGTTGTTGAGGTAACGTCCAAAAGCTACCAGGGGCGAGACAAGCGATTCAGATCCGCAGACGGCGACTATGGCACCATCACCGTGCGATGCCGTGGCACAGCGGCAATGAATACGTCGTACGTCACGACCACCGGCGCTCTTTCAATCACAGCCCCTAGTGCGTCGTTCTCATCCAGCAGGGCAATCCTTCAGTCGCTTGCGTGGAATGCTAGCGTTGGTGAACTGCAGGAGTGGACCGCAGTGTTCAAGATCACGGAGTAGCCATGCCATCGTTGACCAAAGACCAACTCCTTGCCGCTGACGATCTGGGAATGCTAAAGCTTACCGTGCCCGAATGGGGCGGTGACGTGTACATCCGCGTGATGAGCGTGGGCGAGCGAGACGCATACGAAAACGAATGGATGCGAAAGAAAGAGACGGGCGTGGACGATTTCCGCTCAAAGTTTCTTGTGCGGTGCCTTGTGGACGAAAAGGGCAGCCGGCTTTTTGACAACGGCGACGTGGCCCGATTGGCGTCCAAGTCTGCTCGAGTAGTGAATCGAGTCTGGCAGGCCGCGATGGAGCACAACAACCTTTCCGATGAGTCGATTGAGGAACTGGCAAAAAACTGAGAGCCCGGCCAGACCGGGCCTTTCTGTTTCGTTTGGCATTAGCGACTGGCTGGAGTTGGGAATACGTCAACGCAATGCCGGTGACGTTGCTGCGTGAGTGGATGGCGTTTGATAGGTACGTGGAACCATTTGGAAGAGAGTGGGAACAGACTGGAACACTTGCGGCGTTGACGATTGCCCCGCACGTCAAAGGCAGGACACCAAAGCCCGAAGACTTCATGCCGATTCGTCGGCCGCCGATGACTGGTGCCGAGATTGCCGCAGAACTTGGAAAGCTAAGACCGCAACCCAATGGCCAAACTTGACCTAGCATTTCAGCTGAGTGCAAACGCCGATGGCGTAGCAGCTGGCGTTGCGCAGGCAGACCGCGAGTTGTCCAAGGTAGGGGCCAGCGCTAAGGCTACGGCGGCCGAGTTTCGCCAGGCGGCGAAGATCACGGCGGAACTGCGAACGCCGACCGAGAAGTACGCTGACACGATCGGCAAGCTCGACGCAATGATGCAGAAAGGCATCCTGTCGCAAGAAGTCTACGGCAGGGCAGTTGCCAAGGCCGACGCAGAACTTAAGGCGGCCACCTCGAGTGCCGACGATATGGCGCGAGCGGCCAGCGTCACTGAGCGAGTCGTGAACGGGCTCAGCGGTGCGATTGGTGGGATTGGCGATGCCACCAAGAGCGTGGCCGATGCTGGAATCAGCGTCATTGCGTTTGGCAAAGACATTGCCTACACGTATCTGCAGTGGAAACTGTTTAGCGCTATCCGCAATCCAGCAGGGCTGAAGGATTTTGCCATCGGTGCCCTTAAGGGTGCCATGGCTGCCCGCACTATGATCCTGGCCGCTAAGGCTCTTGGCATCGGCCTGGCCCTCGGTGGCGGTGCCGCAGGCACTGCCGCAGCTGCTGTGCTAGGGCTCAGCAACCCGCTCATCGGCGGTGCGTTGCTTGCGGTGAATCTTGGCAAGGCGTTCTTGAATGCCAAAGACCGGGCCTTTGAGATGGCCGCAGGAATCACTGCCGGAACCGTCGCACTTGAGCAGCTAAACGCAGAGCTTGGCCAGGTGCAGGCCCAGCAGGTGGACAACCTAGCCTTTGCTATGGAAGAGGCGACTGCTGCCGGCGAGCGTTCCGAGAGTGCTTTTGCCGGGCTGGCAGACGTGTTCGTGACGCCTTTCGTGGGTGCGTTCGCTGCAATTCAGTCTGGGCTTGCTGGATTTACGGACGGCATCAGCGGCGTAGTTGAGGGCGTCACGTCGATTGTGTCGCCAATCGCTCAGGTGATCGCCCCAGTATTCACGCTCATCGGCACGCTCGTGGAAGGCGTTCTCAAGTTTGTGGGCGTTATGGCTGAAGCCCTTGGCGTCGTGCTGAAAGTTGCCGGGGCTGTTGTCCACACCTTCCTCTCGCCGTTCATCGTCGGGCTTACGAATGTGGTAGAAGCCATCCGCAGCGGGATGAATGCGGCCTTTGGCTACATCGGTGAGCAGATTGACTGGGCCAGCCAGAAAATCAAAGACTTCTACGCCTTTATGTCAAAGGTGCCAATCATTGGCAGAGCCTTTGCTGGTGGTGGAAGTCCTGCCGCTGGTGCTTCGGCAGACGCTGCTGCGGCTGGAGGCTCTTCTGAAGCAAAAGACACGCTTGATGCAGATTTGAAGATTTACCAAGCGAGGCTGGCCAATCAACAGGCTCTTGCCGATGCAAACCAAAAGGCTGCCCAAGACCGCATGGACATGGAGCAGAAAATCTTTGAGGCACAGAGAGCCAACGAAGAATCAATTGCCGCAGCACGACAACAAGCTGAGCAGGAGAAGTTTGACTTTGAAATGAATCTGCTTGCTGCTCAGCGAGAGAACGAGCAGAAGCTGATTGAAGCAGACCGGAAACGGGCAGAGGACGCCGCTGCCGTTGACGAGAAGATGGCCGCTAAGCAAGAAGACATCGACAAGGTAGTTGCCGAGCGTCAAGCCGCTCTCGGCGGCAAGTCAAGCGAAGCACTTAAGGCCAACGACGTTCGCAGCAGCGAGGGCATGGCCCAGTTCCTAGCCCTGGCCACCGGGCGCGAAGATCCCGCCATTGCTGAGTACCGCAAGCAAACTGCGAAGCTTGACGAGATCCGTGGTGAGCTTCGGGCGCTGCAGACTGAGAAAGTCACCATTCTCAACGGGGCTGGTGCCTAATGGGAATCCTTTCCTACACCGAGCTCGCCACCGTCGCCG